ACTCCGTTTGGATATTCTGGAGTCTTACAAAATCTTCCATTATGCTCATCTAAATCTTTATCTGGAGTATAAACAAAATCTTCTACAAAAAATCCATTTTCATATATTGGATTGCCGTTTTCAGTTAATGGATTAGGTCTATATGAAGATATAGAAATACTATATCCAGATTCTAAAATTTTTATAGAACCTCCAGAATTTGTCTTATATCCATAAGGTCCATAAATGGGAGATCCATCGTATGCCCATCCTAAAATTGGAGAATGTGATCCAGAATTTTGTTCAATATCATTTTCTAAACTTAAATCTGGAACAAAAACTTCTTTATCTCCTACAGTTTTTTTAATATAAGTAGATTGTCTTAATTTTCTAGGTGAATATAAATGAGAATATTCTAACTCATAATCTGAATTTAAACCTTTACTTACAATTCCATCATCAGTTGTTATTTGATCATTTTGTAATAATCTTTCAAATTTATTAATAACCCATGTTTTAGTATTTGCATATAAACTTGCTCCTTTTCCATTTGGAGTTACAAAAATTTTAGCAATAGAAGATGTATAACCAATACCACTTTTTACTACATTTACAGAATCAATTCTTCCAGATTTCATTACTGGAACTAAAACACATCCACTACCCTCTCCATAAACAGATAATTGTGGTGGAGAATTATATTCTGTTCCAGAATTAAGAACCAATACTTCAGTTACTTTACCTTCTACAGAAACTATAGGTTTTAATTGAGCATCTTTACCATTTTTTAAAGAAAACTCAGGTTGCTTATTATAATTAATAATATCAGAAGATCCATAACCCACTCCACCATCAGCAATATACACTGATTTTATAGATCCTTTTCCTACAACATCTAAAGAAGCGTTAAAATCTTGTCCACTAAAAGTAGATACTCCAATATTTCCTGTAACAGTTACTGTAATAGGAGGATAATTAAATTCATGTACTCCAGAACCACCATCTATCAAATCAATATATTTTTTATTTCTTAAATAAAAATTAGCAGCAGTAGATCCTACACCAACTGCAGATAATTTAATAGAGTCACCATTCACTTTAGTGACATAATAATCAGTTAAAGTGGTAAGTCCAGAAATAGATGTTCCTTTAGTATCATATCTCAACAATTCTCCAGTATCATATCTATGATTCTTAATATTAATAGTATTATTAGATGTATTAATTCCTGCAGAAGTAATAGATGTTAATCTATTAGTATATCCAGAACCATTATGACCTATACTTACAGAACTAATTATTCTTTTCTTTGATTGACATTTTAACCTTTGAATTCCAACTCCATAATTAGTTAATCCTATAGTAGAAACTCCAGATATAGCTTCTTGATAATTCTTGTGTAATGAAACTGTAGTTGAATTTTTAACACAGCAATAATATACTGCATCAGTAGTTAATCCAGCAATGGCAGTTTGTCCTTGAGTATCATAAGAAACTAATTCACCATCTCTAAATTTATGAAATGTAGAAAATGCAATAGTATTATTAGTAAGATTAACTAACCCAGATGTTTCTATTGAATCAAATTTAACAGAATGGTCTACAGCTATTAAATTAGGAGATGCTATACATCCAGATCCATTTCCTCCAGATACTTTTATAGTTGGAATAGTAAGATAATCAAATCCACCATCTATAACATTTATTTTCTTTATATGTCCCTGAACTTCACAAAAAGCTGATGCTCCAACTCCCACCTGATCAGTAATAGATACTATTGGAGGATTTTGAATATCATAAAATTCTCCTTCACTAACTACGGAAATATCTTCTATAGGTCCATAATTAACTACATCATTAGATTTATAATTAATAATTTCTACTCCATTTACCAAAATACCAGTTTTTCCTGGTGCAGTAGGAATAGAATTTTTAGTTACAATTGGATTTTGTATTTTTCTTATTAATTTCTGAGATCTTATAGTTTTATTTGCAAATTCTGCTATTTCTAACTTGTTATTAGAAACACTTCCAGAAAAAGAAACATATTTTCCATTTGAAATATTTGCATTACTTCTAGATAATTTTATAGTATCAATATCAACCTTTTTAATAAAATATTCATCTTCGCTTATATCTAATTTATTATCATCACCTCCTCCAACATATTTTACCTTTTCTCCAGTTATTAAACCATGTCTAAGAATTGTTATATTTTCGTCATCATTAAATGTTCCAGAAAACAATAAATCAGTATCTCTAATATCTAAAGAATCATTAAAATAACTTGGTATTGATGGAGATGCAATATAAGTAGAACCTGCATCATCTGAATATGAATTTTGAATATTTGTTGTAAAAATATTTGCGCTAGGATAATTAGCTAAATTAGCTTTAGATAATAATCTTTGAATCTTATATGTAACATTTTGATTTAATTCTCCAGCACCTTTTATTAAAACTTCTTTTGAACTTACTAAAGAAATAATAGAACATGAAATATCATTAATAATAGCATTATCACCTACTATAAAATTATGATTATCAAAAAGAGTAAGTTTATATGTAAAGTTAGATTTATCAATCAATTCAATTGATTGAACATCATAAGTAGTAGAAATATTGGTAAATAAACTTTTATTGACTAAATTAGTATCATTTGTTCCTAACCCTTTAGGTTGAATGAGATCTCCAATTTCGCTATTTAAGTTTCCATCAAAAGAGTAATCTAATTTAGAAAGAACCCCAGTTACCCTTACTTTTACTACATTTGCAGTTCCAACGCCAGAATATCCATATGCAAATAAATCAGATATAATATTTTGGGAAGGATTAATTGATCTATCAATTCCAACACATCCAAAAAACTGAGTTAATGACTTGGAAGAATAATTAATGGTACTTGAAGTACCATCATCAAAATTTGCAAGTAAAGTACCAGTAGTACCAAATCCAACTGTAGAATCTACGCTCATCACAGTAGATCCTATAGAAATAGAATCTATTAATTTAGTATTTGGATGAATAGAAAATTTACCATCTGCATTAGTAGAATTCGGTTTATAATCTAAACTTAGCTTATAATAAGTTTCATTTCCTCTAATAATTTTTTCTATATCACTAATAGCACCTACAGCTTTAGGTAATCCACCTACAGAATCTTGAAATAAATTTCTATTAACAAGATCTAACGGATCTCCATCAATTGCTTCAACTACTATCTGTTCAGATACTTTATAATTAGAATTTGAAGGTGTTAAAAGAAAATCTCTTGGTTTAATTACATTTACATCTTCTCCATATAAAGCTCTAAATAAAATTTCAAAAGATTGATTAGTTCCTTTAGAAGAATAAAAATCTTTTGCTTGTTTAGCAAATAATCTTTTATTAATATTGTCAGATAAAGTTCTTTCCTCAAATCCTGGAGTAATTTGCCTCTTTACTTTTTTAAAAAATTCTTGTAAAAAACGTACACTTAAATTATTAACTGAAGTTCCTGATATATGAGTTGAAATGCCAGATTGAGAAAAAACAAGTTCATCTGGTTTGCTAGGACTTATATACGAAGTAATACCACTAAATCCTCTAGAACATCCAGTAAAAGAATTTGTAGTAATTCCACTATAAGTTATAATTTCAGAATCTATCTGAATTAATCCGTAAGAATCTGGAAATCCAGTGGTAGATTTAACCGATATAGTATTATCAGCAATTCCAACATTAGATGAAAGAGATGTAGAATCTACAAGATCAGTTAATTCATCAATTTTAATATATTTGTCAATATTCTGTAAAACATCTAAAGTAGAACCTTGACCTTCTAAAGACGTGTAATATTGTTGTAAAAAATCTCCAGCAAGGGGAAAATCATTTTTTATAAAATTAGGAAGTTGATTTTTAACAACTGAACTAATTTTGACTCTTGTATTTTCTGGCATTTATCCTTACGGGATTGTTTAATATGTTGATGTAGTGGAAGACCCTAAGATATATGTATCTGAGGAAGTCAGGGAGGTATTTAAGGATTCAGACTCAGTTAATCTAGCTACACCACCTCCAACATAACTTGAAGTTGCAGTATAAAGAGTTCCTGATGAATTTTCACCAGAACTAACTCCATCAGTTACCATATCTACTGTACTATTATTAACATCCAATTGTAGATAAAGATCTTGCAATCCAATGACATCATTTGATTTTGGACATGCTGAAACTTCTATAATTGAAATATCTTGTACTTTTTTAGATGTTCCAGTAATATTAATTGGTTTAAGCATAATTTCTCCTTTATCATAATCTATAGTACCAACATTATTACTTACAATTATTGGAGAATTATTACCCTCTAATTTAAAGAAAAATATGTTACCAATTCTATCATTAATTGGTTTATCGCTCATATAAACAGTATCTGATATTCCAAAGATATTAAATCCAGATGATTTAATATTAAAACCATTATTATTTTTTATATAGAAAGAATTACCAAAACAAAGTTCATATTCTGCATTTTGATTCAATGAAGGTTTCATATCTCTTCTAATTTCAATTTTAGTAATATTAGAAGTTACAGATTCATTACTATTGTCAATAATTGCTTGAAATTTACTATATTTGAATTTTGCACCATATTTATTCATATCTGCTGAATCAGCATAGTTATTAATGTTATTTGTGACTATTGTTTTCAATGCATCTGAGTTTGATATCAAACTAGGGTTATAATATGCATTTACATGAGCCTCAATGTACAAATATTTCAAATCTAAGATTTCTGCAACAATTCCAGCAACAGAATACTTCCTTAACATAGTTTTAAGGTTATTTTTAATGGAATCTGGCACAAAAGGTCCATAAAATGGTTTTATAGTGATAAAAACCTTTCCATACTGAGGTGGATTCAATTCTTCACCTCCAAAAACTGAAACAGACTCAGTTTCAGGGTAAATTTTAGGAATTAGTGCTTCATAATCACCTGCTGTGACTGCTCTATTGTAAGCAGAGTAAACTTTAGGTGCATAACGCTTAATTGAGTCAACAGATTCAATTTCTTTACCTCCAATAGAGTCACTTACAGTGGAAAGTATAGAAATTCCTGTACTTACAAGGTTATTATTGTTATCAACTAATCTTCCATTGAAATTAAAGGAAGAAATTCCATTTCCAGACTCTCCGCTGCTAGTAATATAAGAAACTTCAATATAATTCAGTGCTTCTAACTTTTCTCCAAAGACGCCATCACCAAAAATGAGCTCATATCTCTGATCTTCCATTTCTTGAAGGAAATATACCCTAGAAGAGGAGGTAACTTCTATTAAAGTGTCAGAAAATACGTATTTTTTAGAAGAAGTGCTTGATTCTGTCTCTCTTATACTAACTTCGAGGGTAGAAGTGTCAATATTTGGGTTTTCTAAGATATATCTGGAGGGAGGAGCAGGTACATCTGCTGTAACAGTGAAATTTGAGGTTAAAAATGACCCTTCATAGATTGTAACATTGTTAAAAGTAGCAATTCCATCAACTACAGGTACTGTTATATCACTTGGAACACAAAAAGAGTAACTTTCTGACCCAAAAACTGATGCAGAAGTGCTTACAATGCCTTTTTTAAGGGTCAGAGTGACAGGTTTAGTGGTAAAACCAGTTGTATCTACGAAAAATGAGATTATTGCCTTTGCTGCAGTCCTTGATCTGGGTGTATATCCTATATTTCTTGCTAATGCAACTACATTTTCTCTCAAAGTAGCACTATCTATGAAAACCTCATTGCTAATCATGTTAGCATTGTATGAGGAGATGTAAGTATTGTATGCTAATACATCAATTATGTTAGAAAGATTAGATCCTTCAAAATCATAATCTGTAAAATTAGAATTTTCTTTCAAATAATCCTTCAATGAGGTCTTTATTTGATCGAAATCTAAATTTGTAAAGTTTACTAATGCCATTTATCTTGTAGGCTGTAGTGCAAAGTTTAATTGTTGAGGAAGAGCATCTATTCCTATAATATTATAGGTAATAGTAACGTTAAATTCATTATTATCAGGATCACCTTTCACTTTTACATCCTCTAATTCAACTCTAGGCTCAAACCTATTAATAGTTTGTTCAATTTCATCCCTAATCACAGCAGCAGAAATGTCATCTACGTTGTCAAATAGTATTTCACTCACCCCAGACCCTAGATCTTCATTAAAAAATCTTTCTCCAGGAGTGGTAAGTACTAAATTTCTAATAGAACGTGAAATAGCAGTGTCATTTTTGACACCAATTATGTCATCTGTAATGGGATTTACCTCAAAAGACATGCTAATGTCCCTAAATCCCCTACTAACCCTCTCTACAGGCATGAAAAAACGGTAAATATAAGTTTATTTATGAGGGTTTTTACGCAAAAAAAGAGACCCTAAGGTCTCTTTGTCATCTTCCTTGTCCTCTATACCTTTTTTTAGGTTTATTGGCACTTGTAGCAGCATATTTTGTGTGTTTCCCCCTACCTTGATAAGTCTTTTTAGGTATGGTTTCTACATAATCACCACCAGAGAGAGATTTTTTGACTGGCATTAGTTTTCTTCCTCCAAATCTTTCATAATTTTGTTAGAGATCGCTAGAACGTTACTCACATTCTTAAGATTTTCTATTTGAAACATTACATCAGCAATGTGTTTGCTAATATAAGGTTCTTCGTTTCTTGCTGCAAAGGAAAGAGCATTCCTTAAAGATGCAACTGCCTCATCTAAAGAGGCTTCTACTTGC